TGCGGTGATACTAGGAGCCCGCAGACTAAAGTCACCCAGAAGGCGCTTCACTAAACGACAGGCATAATCGGCAATCGCCGGAGTAATAACCGGGTCCTCGAAGCTTTCGCCTGCGGCTACGATCAGGGCAATCTTCTTTGCATTCTCTTCGCCCTTTTTCCATAGGCACGCAAGGCGCGGATTCTCGACACTAAATCGAATCGTCTCATCGTCGAAGGTAACGAAGATTTTCTCCGCCTCACCGGAAGTTGGAACCACCAGCGGAGAAGGTGGTCGCGTCTGAAAGCCACTCGAATAAGGGGTTACGACATTACCTACGCTCATATCTTCGCGCTCCAGTTTTCTTATGAACCAGTCATTTACACACTGAGTCAGTTCAGTAGGGATCGACTGCTTTTTGACCGTTTCGCCTCTGCGCTTACGTGGATCGTGCTTCGTGTAAAACAGAAGGCAGCGAGAGAGCCATCCATCTTGGAGTTCTTCTGGCGTAAGCGCATCAAAGAACCGCTCTGGTGAAGAGTATCCGTATACGCAGCAATTAGGCTGAGCAATCGTTCTCCGCTTTTCAACATCAGCGTACTCCCGTCCTACGTAAACACTGTCTGCGGACGAATAGAACTTCATTAGCAGTGAAACAATCTTGGCCGTATATGGGTTCTTGCCATCCTTAATCGCAGAAAAGAGGTGCCCAATCTCATCGCACAAGAACAGTGTGGCGGGGTTCTTTTCGAGGCGGGATTCAATCGCCGTGTCGCTCGCGAAGTCATCGCCACCGAGGAGGTCGACGCAGCCGGCCTCTAAGCAAAGCTCGCGTATTTTCTTCGGCGCGTGATTCTTCCCTGCCGACGAGTCGGCGATACCCATGCAGTATAGATTTGTGCGTAGCCCCTCCTCGTCTTCGACCTTTCGGCCAAATAACACTCCGCAAAACGAAAGCGCACAACCCAGCGTCAACCAAGGCTGAGGCTTTCTTGCGCACCCGTTGATCCACGAGCAAATGTCGCCAAGTAATCCAGTTGGCTGCGTAAGGAACCGAAGTTCAGCCTCCATGCTGGCAGTATCGCCAGTCAAGGCAAGTAATCTCTCCTGCCGAACGAGAGCGGGTACTTCAATTCCCCCTCTTTTGGCCCCCTCGTATTCGATCAACTTCCGTATATCTTCTGACGTGAACATGCTTGGCGCGCTGAAGTATTCGCTATCCTCCAGGAGCCAGCCGGGCGAGTGCTGCGGCGTGAGCTTCCTTGCCTCCGTGATCTTGCGACAGAAATCCTTATGATCCCCTCTTTCACTCAGGTCCCACGGCGGATCGCATCGGGGGTTGTACTCGTGCGCAAGGAGATCGTATGCCTGACCGTCGGGCAACAGGAACCCATGCACGAGAGCGACGGCCGCCCAGAGTAGCTTGTCGTGCCCGCCCTGCCCCTGGACGGCAGGGTCACACGTCGCGAGGTAGGCACACGCCCGTTTGGTGATACCACTATCGACCATTAGGGGCGAGAGCGGCACCGGCGGTGCGCTCTGCTTTGGCGCCGGCCTCTCCTCGGGTCGCATGAAATCTGGATACTCGGCAGGCTTGCGATCCCAAGGGGAATGGCCTTCTGCCCATTTGTATTGCCCGCCGTTGGGATGAATAGAAGGCGCGATCACGACGTAATAGCCGGTCGATCGAATGTCGATCCCTGGGAGGAAGCTGTTTTTGTTGGCCGGCGGATTGTTCGTGCGAAAGAAGAAGTGTGCCCCGCCGCGCGGCGTACCCTGCTTGACTGTAGGTGGCAGAACTTTTTCCGCTTGGCCAAGTCGAACAAGCGAATTCCAGCCGTTAACATCGCCGGCTTCTGTGACATCTACGTCGATGACGTGTACCCCGCTCGGCTCTCCGCACGCAACGGCGATGTTCGCATTGGGCCATTGCTTCCACCACTCGCGAATCTGGTCCCCGTCAGTCGTCGCATCCTTGACGCCATGCGGGGTTGCTGGAACTTTTTGCCCCGGAAGGCAAGGGAAGATCGCCCAACTAAGCTCTGTATATCGTAGAGCAGCTTCGAGAAACTGATTCATGCCGCCTCCTTGAGGGATTGATTATAACCAATGACCTGAAAGTATTTTCCTTCGCGCTTAACTGTTATCGTTTTTGTCCAGTCTCCGATACTCTGTTGGGTAAACAGATTCGAGAGCGCTTCATTAACGGTTGCGTTCTTTGTTAGTAGGGTTTTGCAGCGCTCGCGCCACCATGTTTGAGCCTTTCGGCCTGCAAAGCCTTCGTGATCGAGGCAAACCCATTCACGGAAGAAACGCAGGCCGCACCTGTACCGCACTAAAAGACTATCCGGCGCTCCTGGCTTGCAATGTCTACTCACGAACACGTTGTCAACCTTATACACTTCAGGCACACCAGAGAGAATCGACTTGTCGCTTGCTTTATCGCCGTGCATACGGCGATTGCGCTCCACTTCCTCCAGTCGATCGAGTTCTTGCTTAGGGATTTCCCAGCCGCATCTGGGGCAGATTCTCACAGCACGGGAGAACAATTCGCGACATTCCCTGCATACTGCTATGACTGTATCGCGTCCACCGAGGAGGTCAACCGGCCCATGCTCGTCGATACATCCTGCAAAATCGAGGACGAGGCAGTCACTTTTACCGTCGTGCAGCCGCAGCCCACGACCCACCATTTGAGAGAATAGTCCTGGAGAAAGAGTGGGACGGAGGAGCACAATGCAGTCGATACGGGTAGCGTTAAATCCCTCTGTGTACACGTTGACATTACATACAGCGTGGAGTTGTCCATTCTTGAAATCCCCTCCGATTCGATCGCGAATCTCTGGTTTGGTTTTTCCGGTTACTGCCGGTGCGTAAATGCCATGTCGCTGAAGCTCTTGCGAAACAGCGTTGCAATGCGCCACGTCAACGCAGAAGAAAACAATCGACATCCGTTTCTCGGCACAAATAATCCGAACGGCTTCCTCGATCGCTCGTGCAACTAACTCTGCCTTGTTCGTTGCTTTCGCCAGGGAGGAGGTGACATATTCTCCACCTTGCTTTTTCACCCCCGTCAAATCAGGCGCTACCGTGCCCACCTTAGAGCGCAGGCGACACAAGAAACCCTGCTCAATCAGATCGGTTACCTTCGCCTCGTAGCACACCTCATTCAAAAGGTGATCCCTGTGGCATAGCGGGCCGCTACCCATGCGAAAGGGAGTGGCCGTCCAGCCGACAACGCGAAGGTTCGGATTGAATTGCCGGCACCCCTTGAGAAACGTAAGGTACTTCCCTTCTCCGGCTGGTGGGATACGGTGAGCTTCGTCCACCATGATTACATCGAATGGGGCAAAATCGCCCGATCGCTTGTAAACCGAGTCGATCGAGGCAAAGAGTATCGAAGCATCGTAGTCGCGCCGCTTGAGCCCGGCGGAGAAAATGCCAATGTTTGCCGTCAAGCCGAAACCTTCATGCCATTGCATCTCCATAAACTCGTCGTGGTTCTGCTGTACAAGCTCTTTACGGTGAGCGAGTATCACGCAACGAAAAGGCGGGTGATCCTTCCGCCATTTCTGAATTGCCCAAGCGATCATTAGGGACTTGCCGCCGCCAGTCGGTATAACCACACAAGGGTTTGCGTCCTTCGTGCAGATATGCGCGTGCAGAGCTTCGAGGGCTTCAGCCTGATAGGGGCGGGGTTGCATTGTTATGTCCCGTACAGGTTAGACCCGAAGGAAATACTTGGCCCACGATGCGAGATGGCAATCCCAAGTTCCTCAAAGACTTCGTGCCTGATATTGCATTCATCACCGCGCAGCGCTTTTGATGACCTGCCAAGTTCGCGACAAATCTTACTTGCAGATGGGTATTTTCCTCTTGCGTGAATTGCAATTATTGCTTCACGGATACGTTGCCCCTTGGCTCCCTTATCTCGAAAGACCCTCTTCGGCAATGCTTGCCCACGCGCAACGAGATCATCCCAAGTGTCGAGACCCAGCTTGACGATATAATGAGCCCGGTCATAGTGGCGCTTACAGAGGCCACGCGAATACCTCGGAGACATGCAGCGATTGAAAATGCAAAATAATGTCGGGGCGCGTACTGGTCGCAGGAGTAAGAGACTCATCGCACTCCCTTATCGCGAATTGTTACCTGCTTAGTAGTTTTATCGACGAGCATTATACGCTCGCCTTCGTACTCAGCTACCGCGTAGGTAGGCTGATCCGTAATTTGAATTGGTTCGAGATCATCTAAGGCTTCACCGTACGCCGCCCTCCAGACTTCCCCAATCTCGGCGGCATTAAATCGCCCAGTCCAGACGAGGCGTGTATCCTCGTCAAGGTATCTCCCCAGGATGGTATCGGGCGAAGTCGGAACAGTTCCGTCAAAAGTTTCCTTCGCAGCTTGAAGCATGTCATTGCTAAGTATCTCCAGCGACAGTTTCCTTAACTCACCACTGTTGTAGGCGCCGGCACCTCGCCCATGTCGCCACTCACCCCACACGTCGTCGCGAAAGGTGATATAGTCGTACCCTTCACTGTCCGTGCCGTAGTCTGAGGGGGATACGGTTGGCTCCAGGATGCACGGTAGGACAAGATGATCCTCGCAGAGCGTGCGGCACTGGTCATTCAAGGAAAGTCCCTTCTTGTGCTTTTCACAAACCCAGTGAGCGTTGCCGTCCATCGTT